CAGAATGCTTCTTGAGTAGATTTTCACCTACCTTTGAAGACTTACCTCCGCTCCACGAGCCAACCTCGCCGTTCCGGCGATTTAACAAATTTAGTCCTTGTCGTTCAATGTTTAAAGCAGCATTAACATCTCTGTCATGCTTCTTTCCACATCTTGGACAAGTCCATTCTCTATCTTCAAGAGTTAAGTCCTGCTTGATGTACAAACAATCAAAACATTGTTTCGAGGACGGAAAGAAACGATCAATTTTTTGAACAGTTCTTCCATACCATCCTGCTTTATACTCAATCATTCGGACTAACTCGGACACAGCAGCATCACCAAAAGCACCGGCTACTTTGTGATTTTTCATTAAGTTCCTTACAGCCAAGTCCTCAAGACAAATCGTTTGGTTTTCACGAATTATCTGTGTGGATATCTTCTGTAAATAGTCAGTCCTAATGTTCACCATTCGCTGATATAATTTGGCAATGCGTACTCTTAACTTTTCATGGTGTTTACTCCATTTACCTTCCTTGTCTTTTGTTGTCCTGCTAAACCATTGTTGTAGTTTCTTTAGTTGTGCGTGTAAGTTCTTGTATGGTTTAATATTAGCGTATTTTTTACCGTCACTTTGAATAGCAAGGTCTTTTAACCCAAGGTCGATGCCTATTGTTTTTTCTATCTTCGGTAATGGCTTGATTGTTTTTTCAACAATGATGGAAACAAAGTATTGTCCTGCTTTATTTTTAGAAACCGTAGCATGACAAATCTTTCCTTCCACTGGTCGGTGATTGTCGTATTCAATACCTTCTTTAAATTTTGTTAAGTATATTCTTCCATTTTCCGCCGAAACATGTTGAGGCACGGTGAAGGACTGTTTACCATGTTTGTTCTTGAACTTCGGAAACCCACCTTTTTTAGCGAAAAACTTATTGTATGCACCTTGAAGGCAGTTAAGTCCAAACTGCAATGATTGAGAATTAGGTTCTTTCAACCATTCCAATTCGTCCTTCATCAACGTCAAAGCGGCAGCATCGTCATAATAATTTAAGGACTTCTTGGTGGTGTTTTCTTTATTTTCAGCGTAAAATTTAATCCTGCGGTCAAGAAAATGGTTGTAGATATACCTCACACAACCAAAGTGCTTATTCAAAAGAACCGCTTGTTCTTCGGTAGGATATAACCTGAACTTGTAAGCATAATTAATCACTCTATGTTATATAGTGTCCTCGCATAGATTTTTATCTAAAATTATGCAATTATTTTTGTACCCATTAAAAATTATCGGTTCAGACTAAATACCACTATGAGCGGCTTTCATCCTACTACCCTAAAGAGGTCAATGACCAAGCTCGTTTCGCTGACGCTCAACTCGTGTAGGTCATTGACTTTTTCTTTTAGAAAAAGTAGAGGTTTTCTCGCCGCTCGTGGATAAGGAATACAGCAGCACCAAGGGGGACAATGTACGAGCAGACTATTGAACCGCAGAGGCCAGAGCAGCCAAGCCGGGAGCAATTTGCCGCCGATGGGGGTTTAGCCCTCGCTGGTGGTTTCGGAGGATACGAAGGGGGTTCCAACCTTTTGGGTTCCAACACGCTGGGTGTTACTGGTGTCCCGACTTTCAGCTACACAACCAACATTATTGGTGACCCGTGGCCAATCACCGCAACCGTGGTGAACGAATACACGGTGCTTTCCATCCCGGCATTCTGGCGAGGCATCCGATTTTTAGCCGAAACACTAGCAGGATTGCCCGCCGATGTTTGCCAGCATCTACCCAAAGGGACACGCCAGCGACTTGACGACCACCCACTAGACTGGGTGTTAAACGATGAAATAAACGACTTGCAAACGCCCTTCGATACGAAAGCAATCTTGTACAGCCATGCCATCGTGTGGGGTAACGGGTATTGCTACATCGACCGCACCGGAGGCCAAACCCGATTGTGGAACTTGCTACCAGACCGGGTGATACCATTCCGGTTCATCGGGCCGGATGGTGAACCCAAACAGTATTACAGCATCGGCACCGCCGCCAGCACCGGTGGAATGCACGTTGTTCCAGCTACCGACATTCTGCATATTGCCGGGCTTGGGTTCGACGGATTGAGGGGATACCCCATCGTGCAGATTATGAGCCAGCCATTGCGGGTGGGTAAGGCAGCCGAAGCATTTGGCGACAGGTTTTTCAGCAATGGTGGACACTTGGGGGGTGTGATTGAATCACCCGAAAAGCTAACCCCCGAGCAAGTGGAAACCCTGCGCACCCAGATTGCCACGGGATACACCGGGGTTGCCAACAGCCATCGGTGGATGATTTTAATGAACAAGGCAACCGCCAAGACATTGACCATGCCGCCCGAAACTGCGCAGTACCTTGAAACCCGACAAATGGCAGTGATTGACGTTTCCCGCATTTTGGGGATACCGCCGCACATTCTTTTCGAGCTTGGCAGAGCGACTTGGGGGAACATTGAACAAATGGGCATTGAACTGGTGAAGTACAGTTTGGGGCCGTGGGTGATTAAGAGTGAACAGGAGTACAGCCGGAAGTTATTGACCACCCAGGAACGGAAAGCCCGCCTGTATGTCAGATTGAACGTCGATGCTTTGCAACGTGGCGACCATGCCCAGCAGATCGACAGCACCAGCAAGCGAATTGCCAGCGGTTTAACCAGCATCAACGAAGAACGGGCATTGTACGACCTACCGGGCATCGGGCCGGATGGTGACAACCACTATGTCCCCGCCAACTGGCAAAACACAGCCAAGGCAGCGGCAGGCCCCGAGGAGACAACCCCCGAGGCCGAGCCGGAGGACACCACCACCCCGCAAGCCAGCCAGGACTACGCCGCAAACCAGGTAAAGCCCAGCCCCATCACCATCGAACACTTTGCCGGGCTTTTGGCCAGCGCCGAAAAGCGGGTGGGAAGCAAGACCAGCAAGGCCACGGACAATGCCCGCCAGAAGTTTTTGAACACCGAACCCAAACAAATGACATCATGGACGGCATGGGGAAACGTGTTTGCCGACGAGCAAGCCAAGTATTCAGTGGAGGCCGTGCAGCCAATTCTAATGACCTACGCCAGCGTATCCGGGCATCAGCTAGACCCAGAGCAGACCGCCAGCAAGATCGGAAACAAGTACGGTTTTGAATTGCGTAGATATTACAGCCAGCTTGCACAGGGAGAGGAATCAACACCGCCCGACCTAGCGGCGATTGTTAGAGCATTCATTCAGGGGGATTATGGAACGATTGACGTTTGACGTGCCGACAGCGGCGATAAAGTTTGAGTTAGTCAAAAGGGTGAAGGCCGAAAAGCCAGCATCGACCACAACCCATGCAGCGGAACAGGCCGACGATGGGGACACCACCGAAGAACTACCCATGTTGCAGGGGTACGCCATCGTGTGGAACGCCGTAAGTGCCGACAAACGGGAAAACAAGTTTTCCCGCATGTTGCCGGGTTCAGCGAAATTCAGCAGCCCGACCCTTGCCGTGTATGCCCATGACAAATCCAAGTTGCTAGGCACGACCGACAACGGAACCCTGCGCATCATACCGGACGCTATCGGGGCCAGGTGTGAAATCGACTTGCCCGATACCAGCTACGCACGGGACGCCGTTGCACTAATCAAAGGCAAGTACGTGGCCGGAATGTCGTTTGGAATGACACCAGCCAAGTGGAATGACACTCAGGAAAACGACGATAAAGGCCAGCCCATCACGGTGCGCAATTACGAAGACATGTTGGTTGATGAGCTTACCATAACGCCGATTCCGTCATTCTTGCAGACCAGCGTAGACACCATGTACAGCCAGGCCACGCCAGCCAGGAACGAACACGCCATTAAATTGGAAGAATACCGCATCAGATTTTCAGACATAGGAGCATAGATACAGACACGGCGGCAGAGCATCGCCACAACAACACAGTGATTCAGGGGGATACCATGAACTTACGAGAAGAATTTGAGGCCGTGAAGGCCGAGGCCACCGCCGTTATCGAACTGGCGAAGAATGAGAAACGAGACTTGACCGGCGAGGAGCGCCAAGCGAACGAAAAACGGTTTAGCCGTTTGGACGCAATCCAACGCATCAGCACCGACGAAAAACGACTTGCCGAAATGAAGGCCGTTGAGTTTTCAACCGCCGTGCGCAATGACGTTGTGACCGACACCAAGCGTATTGAACTGGACGCCAACACCACCGCCAAACAAACCTACGCCAAACAAAAGGCAGCGGTTGAACAGTGGATTAAAACCGGTGCAACGAACGAGTATGCAATTATCTCGACAACCGGCAGCGGTATGTTGCTTCCAAAGGAAGTAACCCCACCGACGTTTGTACGCCGGATTTTCAACCCGATTTATCCCGCACTTGCCGCTTATGGATACCAGCCCTTGCTTACCCAAGGAACCGATACCATCAGCGTACCCGTGTTTGATGATTCCGGGGTGAATGGTGTTGTGACCGCAGAAGATGCAGCCACCGAAACAACCGGGCCGGGCGATCCTTCGAGCAGCACCAACGGCATTCAGCTTGGCGCAAAACTGTACGACAGCGGTGAGGTGTGGAATTCCAACACCCAGCTATCGGCAATCACCTATGACCTTTTGGGTTACTTGGAGCCAATGCTAACCAAACGCATTGACCACAAGCAGGCCGTGGACTGGTTTGCCAATCTGGTGACAAACGGCACCGTGGGTTACACGGGTTCGAGCGCCAGCGGAGCGACCTTTGCCGACATGAACAAGTTTTATTTCAGCTTGCCATACATGTACCGTGCCGACGCCGTTTTCTTCGCATCGGATTCGATGTTGCAGAGCTTGGAAGGTTTAACCGACACGTTAGGCCGTCCGATCTACCGCACTTCCATGCAGGCAGACGACCCCGATACATTATTCGGCAAACCGATTTTCACCACCGATGCTTTAGCAGCCGTGGGAGCCGATGCCAAGTCGATGGTTGTGGCCAGTGCCGAATGCTTGAAAGTCAGAGTGTGCGAAAATCGCAGACTCGTTAGATACGTCAATATCCCAACCCACCCCGATCAGGTCGGATTACAGCAATTCGTGAATGCTGATTTTGGTTTCGTGGGCAGTGGCGTAAAGGTGTTCCAACACCCCGCCAGCTAATCGCAGCCATCAGCTTACAGATGGGGAGGACACCCCGCCGTGGTCAACACGGTGGGGTGTTTTTGTTTGCGCCGCATACATACCGTATGAAAATCAAAATGCTTGAATCGTTGGGGACACCCAAGGAATGTTTTGAACAAGGGCACGAATACGAAGTATCAGACCGCATCGGGGCCGCATGGATTCGCAGCGGGATAGCCGTTGAGGTTACACCAACAACGGTGCAGCTTGAACGACCCGCCAGCAAGACCAAGGCAAGCCGCAACCCCAGCACCGTTAAAGCCATCAGGGAACCCAGCCAGACGCACGTAGCCGCTTAAAGCCGCTTCTAACGTGTTAGAACCCAAAGCGGGAACGATTTTGCTTAAAACGTGTTTTTAGGGGGTGTTTGGTGGAGGTTTTCAACGTCGAAATGCTGGAATCGTTGGGTACGCCCGATGGATGCTACCCCAAGGGGACTGTATGGGCATTGCCGCCAGCCATTGCCGCATCATGGTGCCGGAGCGGACTGGCGATGCAGACCAGCAAGCGAACGCCCGACCAGGAGATAATGCACCAGCGAATGGAACTTGGCAGGGGCAAGCCGTGTTTGTTCCTTCCGTTTTTGGGTGAATTCGGGTGGCAAATCCTTCATGCCGTCAGGTACATCAATTTTCATCCCGCCAGTTACAAGGTGGTTTGTTGCCGGGAAGGGGAGCAAGTGCTTTACCCCACCGCAAACGAGTT